AGACCAGATAGGGTGGTTGTGCTGCTGGCGCTTAGTGTGGTGAATGCACCAGTGCTTGCTGTCGTTGCTCCAACAGTTCCGTTTATTGGGCCAGCAAATCCACCAGCAGTGATAGTGCCAGTAACACTACCAGCACCACTAAAAAAGAAATCTTTAAACTTAAGACCGCTGCTACCAATGTCAACAGTGGCAGTGGTTTTAGGCAACATTGTCGTTGCAGAAACAACTACATCCTGTGTCGGCCCCACCTTAGTAATAGGAGCGCCATTGGCTGCACTACCATCATGGATATGTCCAGTGCTGCTATTAAAGGCAGCAGCTACTCCATCAAACTCTCCATCCAAATCTGATGCATTAATAATATTACCATCAGCAATATTGTTAACTGAGTCTACTCTTGCGTAACCTGTCATAGTTTTTCCTTAACGTCTATCGTGTGTTGAATACTCTAATGTAGCAGCATCCAAAGAGAAAGGAGGATCTGTGCTTTCTGATGTGAATTGCAGAGATACAGAGAATCCCGATCCTATTACCTGTGTCTCAAAAAGCTTCTTCAGTTTAGTACCGTATGTAGTTGTACCATATTTTGCTACGCTTGTGCCGTAGATTCCTACAGAAGATGTTACATTACTCAATGTAATTAGGCTGGGCTGAACACTTCCAACGGTATCAAAATCAAATTTTAAATTAGTGTTCACTGACACACTTCCCTGTGGGTCTGTGTATAAAAATAGCTTATACATTGTCTTTCTGATTCTTGCATCTTCCATAAACACAAAAGGAGTTGCAAAAGAAGCAATGATGTCAGAGCCGTCTAAAGTGTTTCCACTTTCCATTTGGTAAACATAGCCGTCTGTGTTAGCAAATAAAACAGTTTCTATTTTATTGTCGTAATAAGAATCAGCTACATAGGCTTTGAATCCAACAAGTTCTGCCCAAGAAATATTACTAGTGTTATCACTAGTCATCTGCGTACCTATGATTCCCCTAGAACTAGCAGCCTTAGTGTTTGTATTAAATCCCAAAAGCCTGTATTGAGACTTTTGTTTTATAACTACACTAGAGAAGCTGGTACAGGATGAAATAAGATCAGTCATTTCAGTCTGGATAGGTTTGGACACCAACCCTAAATTGAAATCGCCTACTCTGTCTGTCAAACCAAAAAGCCTTAATCCATCTGCGCCTAAGAAAATTAAATCTCCACCAATCTCTTGAATAGTATCTGAGGATATGCAACCAACATTCCTTGTCACTGGCTGTAGAACAAAATCAGAAATTGTATTTCCTGTTAGCTGGCTAATTGTTCTTTCAGTGAATATAACTAAAATGTCTCTAAAGACAATCAATCCAGTAATTTTTGCTCCTACAGAAATAATACCTGAGCCATTGGCAGCCGTAAGATCTGTATCAGTATAAGGGGCAGTGAATATTAAACTGTGTCCAACAGCAAAGAATAGTTGATTTTTATGGAAGACAACAAACTCGGCTCCTTCAACATCTGCAATGCCAGTTACTTCAGAGAAAGTTGTCCCATCAAAAATGAATGGGTAATTGTAGCCATCAACACCAGCAATTTTTTCTGTGGTTCCAATTCTGTATTTAGTTGTTCTTATTCTTTGTGCATTGCTTCTGTCTAAGGATAACCAAGTAACTGCTGCATTATCAGCGGGGCTAGAAGCTAGGTTGGGATTTATAGCTACAGTGGCTCCGCCACTTGCTAGTGTAGCGTTAGCCGTTACAGTATAAACTTTCTCTATACCAGCAACACTGAAGGTGTCACCAATCCTAGGAGCAACAGTTAGTCCGTCCATAGCAAGAGAAGCTCCTGTCTGCCCTGCGCCATTAACTAACACTGTCCCATAGGAAGGCTTGCTAATTTTAGTCCAAGCACTGCCTGTAGAGGAATATATGCTTCCGTTCCTGCAAGCAATAGCTCTGCTGCTCCAATAAGCCACACCCAACACTGTCCCTACATGGGAAGTGAATGTGACAGCAGCTTTGTCAGCGGGGCTAGATGCAAGAGAAGTTGTTAGAGTTAGTGTTGCTCTCTTATAACTGCTATCATAAGATACCCCACCTGTTGCTATGGTGTATGTACCAGCCACTCCAGCAATAGTAAAGGTTCCTCCTTCTACAGGAGTGCTATAGATGTTGGCAATTACTAATGTAGTTCCTGTTTGAGCGCTTCCGTGTACTAGAGGTTCATCATAGGCGGGAACAAAGCTGCTAGAGAGTTTAGTAAATCCCTCTATTCTTCTGTACCCGCCATTAATAGAAGGCTCAAAGTTTTTAAGAATGCGGGCGCTACCGGGGAGCTTAACACCGTGTTGTAATGGTGAAAGATTAGATACGAGTCCACCAGCAAACTCAAAGGCGTAAGTCTTCCAAGCGTCTGCCATATTATTTAACCCTGTCCCCGAAGGATCTAACGGAGTTACTAGCAGGAATAATCATGCCCGATCTTACATAGCTGTAACGATTGACGAGCATGCTACGCATACGCTTTATGCCTTCTTCATATTTCTGTTTGGACATGTTAGCAGATTGCTCATTGCTTCTGAACATATAAGCGTAGAACATAGCACCGTCTGCAATGACATGTCTGAATCTTTCAGGAATATCAGGAACATCATCATAGCTCTCTAGATCAACAGGTACTCTGTAATATTCATACAAGAGTTCATATGCTTGATCAGGGGCTGGAACAACACCGTATTCTAGGCTAGGTGTTTGAAAGACAAAAGTAGGAACTGTCCTTTTGTTTGTATCTGTGGTGTATTCGTGATCGATGTATCGGTCTAGATAGTCTTCGTATGAGATAGAAGACAGTTTAATTGTTCTGTTTCCAAGAGTGGCATCTTCTTTAATTCTAAAAGAATCATAGTCAATTGTATTTGCATCAGTAGGGTATGCGTATCTGATTGTTCCAGCAGACAGGGTTTCTTCTGCTAGTACATGATTGAAAGGCCACTCATAGTGGGTATGATTGATATCACGAATAGCTGTGTTGATTGAGTCTTTAACCTTAGCGTAGAATCCTGTGGCTGTAGAGAAATTGGAAGAGGTAAGCTCAACCTCATTGAAGCTCCTGTTTACTTCGTTAGTTAAGTCAAGAAAATTGTAAGCCATATTATTGTTCCTTAACTCTAAGTCTTATCACACGCTCTACAACATTTCCCACATTGTCAGTGATCTGGCAAGTAAATTTGTATTCTGTGTTATTTGTGCCTAGTCCAAGATTGATAGTGGCAACATCTCCGCTAATTGTCTGGGCTACATTCTGTATACCATTAACGGTATTGCCAGCAGTGATGGCTGTCTTAACGCCAGAAGAATTGTCCACATACCAAACAGCAGAACTAATAGTGGCAGTGCCTAACCATCTAGACCAGTCTACACTGAAGTCAAGAATTTCATCTGGATCTTTATTAGGCCATCTAAACGACATTATTTTTCCTTAAGCTACTAGCACACTTCTATCTGAAGAAGTTGTCTTTCTATACATGTATGCTTTTCTTGGTAACAAGGACACATGAGATGTACGCATTCCTGTAGTTGATCTAGCCTCAACATAAACTTTCCTAATCTCCTGTGCCACCATTACTGTCCTGTCTTTACTCAGTGTATGTCTCTCAACATATACTGTTCTGTTTCTAAAATACTGAGAAGCGACAGCAGCATAATTAAATGATGTAGTAGTTATTATAACACTACCAAGCTGGGTTATACCAGATACACCCTCAAGCGGTATAACAACACCAACTGCTACACTGACACTTCCAATACTCGCTGTAGCATCTACTCCTGTTACTGCTGCAACAGCTTTTGCCACCACCTCAACAGATCCAATAGAGGCTGTTGCTTCAATACCATCTACTAAAGTAAGTGCTTTAGCTACTACTGTTATATCGCCAACACTAGCTGTAGCCTCTACTCCATCTACAGGAATTCTGTTGATAGTGCGAGTAGTAACTTCCCCTACAGATGCTGTAGCTTCAACACCAGTTACAGCAGCAACAGCCGCAGCAGTTACTGTTGTACTTCCTACATCTCCTGTAGCCTCAACACCAGATACTGGAACAACAGCTTTAGCTGCTACATCAATACTACCTACACTGGCTGTGGCTTCCACTCCAGTGAGTGGAGTATTAGCAGCAGCAGTTACAGATAAACTACCAACACTACCTGTTGCCTCTACACCAGTTACAACAGCAACAGCCTTAGCCGCTACAACAACACTGCCTATATCTACTGCTGCTGAAACTCCCGTAAGGGGAATGACAGCTTTAGCAACTACAGTGATGCTGCCTACGGCGCTGGTTGCTGCTATTCCATCAGGAACATAAGCAACATTAGTTACGCCATACCTTACAGCACCATATCTCCCTATGCCATATCTGGCTCCAGAGAGTGTAGTTGTAGCCACAAGACTACTCCTTAAGCAATTCTTACAATTGCGTTAGTTGCGTCTGCTGCTGGGAATTGGACAACGAAGTCACCATTGGTGGATGTCTTATCTCCACCAAAAGAAATTACAGCAACTGCGTTAGTTGTAGCTGAGCCACCATCAGTGGTGGTGTTATAAATCAAAGCACCAGCAGCAGTGATAGTTGCGCTGGAAAATGTAGCATCTGCAAAGTCAATGAATGCTGTAGTGCCACTAGAAGTGGGGTCAATGTTAGTAAGTGTAACTCCACCGGCTGTATAGCCTGTACCAACAACTTCGTTAGTGGTGGTGTAAGCTGTAGTGGAAGCACCCAAAGTGGCAGGAGAAGTGAAGAGAGCAAGCTTACATGTGTGACCAGAGGTTGCATTGTAGTCG